TGATTGTAGTTAACGCTCTGTTAATTTGTCTTTGGTTATCTTCACTATATTCTTTTTTAGGTTCTGGTAATCTTACTACTACTTTTGTCATTATCCTCTCCTTCCATCAGGTTGTAAGTCTACTTGAAATGTACCAAATCTCCACGATTCACCTACACCAGTATTTTCTATTTTTATATTTGCATATCGACCTCTTGCACGCGTGTCAACTTTAGTTGTGCTAGAAGTAATTGTAAAGGGACTTAATGATGTTTGTGTATCACTATCAGCAGGAAAATCTTTTACAGATAAAGTAACTTGGTTATTACCTAGTAACACTTTAAAGTTTGGTAAAAATCTACGCATAGCTAGAAAGACTTCGCTTTGATCTTTTTGTAAAGAAAAACTAAATGATTGAATAAAAGAAGTTAACGCTGTTACACTACCATCTGGATTTACTTGATCAGTTCCCGTTTCGTGTTCGAATAATACACTTTGACCTAATCCTGTTTGACCAATAACTGATGGAAATGTTCCTGTAGCAGAACTATTATATGCAGTAGCATAAGGTTTAGGATATACTAATGAATCAATCCAAGTAGTTCTAATAGAGTTTGTATTTGTGCCTGTGTACCAATTACCCATTGGTAATTTTGCATTGTCTTGTCCATAATTATAAACAACATATCTATTATTAAATTCTGATCCTGCTGTTGGGTACCACCACACTACCTCTGTAAATAGATTGTTAATACCTGCATTAACTTGTTGACCTTTTGTAGTGTCAATATCATCATAAATAAAATCTTCAACTGAACAAGGTAATGTATTAACCGTACCATCAAAAGAGAAGAAACCATTATTACCCATCCAATAGGCAACACCATCAATTTCAATAGCTGCATTTTTACCAATTAATCCACAGTTTGTACCTACTTGTTCAAAGCCAAATGTAAAAGGAGCACCGACAAATTTCATAGTATACAAAGCATTGTCAGTCCAAACTAGAATGTTTTCTTTTGCAACCAAACCACCCATAATTTTTGTGCCGTCTTGTAATCTTTGTGTGCCTGCTGTGTTAGTTGCTTCTGGTACATATGCATTTATATTTTCATCTTCAGAAAATCTAATAAACATATCATCTTGTGTTGTAGCTGAACCAATAGTTGTTTCTGTTCCTAAATGAATTAAGTGACGTGTTGTTGGTGAGATAAGTGTTACTCTAGTTGCAGTTGGATTATTTGTAGTTTCAAATCCAGATGTGGTTGTAGAAGCACGTGTAGATAATCTAGCTGTAATAGAAGAATCCCAAGTAAATGTTTTACCATTTGCAATAGTTGCAACTAACACATCACCAAAATTACTTAACGACCAAAGTCCTGGTTCAAGTGTAACAGTTGCTGCATTTACAGCATCACCCCATCCACTAAAATCTGTAGCGTTTGTTACTGTTGCACCATTACTGTGAGCTTGTCCTGTTGTTCCTGATACTGCAGTTCCTTTTGCACCTCTAGTTATACCTGTTAAATCATTTGAACTTACTCCGGTGTAAGTTATTAATTCTGTTCCTACGGCAATCGTTCCACCACCTGTTGGAAAACCTGTGACTGATGTTAAAGTTATTGCTGTACCTGATCCTCCTGTACCAGCAGTATCCGCAAGCAACGCTCCATTTAAAGTTGTTGTTTGTGAACCTTGAACTGTACCCCCATACTGACTAATACCAAAACCATATCCATATGTTTGAGCAGCGGGACCTATTCTTTCATATGGTTTTAAAGTTACGCTACCACCTGATGCAGATGAACCTGAACTAGTAAATGTAATTGTAAAAGTTGTACTTGTAGGTGTTGAAATAACTTGAAATAATTTATCTTCAAAGTCAGAAGCGTTTAATCCAGTACCACCAGGTAAAGTAACACTATCCAATAAAACAATATCTCCATCTTCTAAATTGTGTGCAGCAGATGTTGTAATAGTTATCGTAGTTGTACCATTAAAAGTAAATGTAGCTCCTGATATAGAAGATGCTAAAGGAGTAACATCAAAAAATTGACCTTCAAAGTATACAATTAAAAATTTATCTGTACCGATAGATACATATCTATTTCCTTCTTTATCTACAAATGCGTGTTGTTTTCTAGCGACACCTACTATTGAATCTGTAAGTAATGATTGCCAACCACCTACTTTTTCAGGTAAACCATATCTAAATCTAACGTTATCTGAATCAACCCAACGACCTTCAGCTCCGACAGCTGTGTCTTGTTTGTCAATACCAGGAGCAAACTTAATTTTCGTAAGCATACTTTACTCCTATGCTGTATTAGTTTTAAATTGCCAGCCCTTATCAGAACCAGTGTAAAAAAGTGTGACTGATTGATTATTAGTTGTAAGATCCGTTGAAGCAGCTGTTCCTTGAATTTTATCTGATCCATTTGGGGCTACAATACATTTGTTAGTTCCAAAACCATTTGATGCAGATATATCCATAATAATTACTTCATCACCAACTACACCTGCCGGTAAAGTAATTGTCACAATATTAGCTACTGTGTCTACACCTATTTGATCACCAGGAACTGCTGTGTATGCAGTCTTACTTGCTGCAATTACTGTTGTAAATCCTTTTTCCAACATACCTAATGTTGTTGCTGGAACACTACCTCTAGAATAAACTAAAGCTGTTGCACCTTCAGGTAAAGGCACTTGTGTCGATGCCGACTGACCTGTAGTTAATAAAGTTACTGTATGACTATCTGTAGCTCCGCCTCTAGTAGTTCCGTCTTCTACAAAAAATACTCTGTTAGCATTACCACCAGATGTAGTTGCAGGCATTGTTAAACTAGCATTGCCAGATAAAGTTCCTATAACTTTTATATAAATATTTTTACCATTTGCACTTGCGTCACCATCCGCTAAACTTAAATCAATATTACCAGTGCTTAAAGTTACTTCTACATAACCTGATGCTGCTGTTTGTAATAGTTGTAAATTAGTATTTGTAATTGATCCCCATAGACCCGCTTTTTCACCGGTTGCTACGAGTTCTAATGATAAATCTGTTGAATAACTTGATGCCATATTAGTACGGTTTTATTGGTGTCCAAACCATTGTTGCTCCTGGTATTATATCGTTCCACGTAATAACCCCCGGTTCTACTGTATTTAGTGTTAGACCTGAACCTGTAGGTAATACATTTGCGTCAGCAGTTATTGTAACATTTCCTGTAGCCAAGGTCAACGAGTTTCCAGAAGGCGTTACGTTAGTATCTATATTAATAGTAAATGCACCTAGACCTAAAGATACTGCATTTCCTGTAACTGTGTGATTAGCATCAGCTGTAATACTTAAAGTACCTGTGCCTAATGTGACTTGATTTGCCGTTAAATTTTCTGTTACAGCGTCTGCAATAACACCTACACTACCAATTGTAATAGATAAACTATTACCTGTTACGACTACAGATACATCTGAATCGGGTCCTGATGTAGCGAATGGTAATGCTGCGATTGCGTCAAATCCTAAACTCATAAATAATCCTTAAAAGGAGACAGGGGGTATGTGGTGGTGCCCTGCCTCCATCTAAGAATTATATCATCGTTTAAACCAAGAAGGAAGACCTAAATGTGGACGCTTATCGAACATATTATCTTTTGATCCTGGGGTTTTACGATTGTTATAATGCAAAAAAACTTGTACGCATTCTTTGCCTTTGAATTTTTCTCTCCAATGTTCTAACTCACAGCCAGAATATACTAGCATATCACCTTGTTTTAAATCTACTTTAACACCTTTTTTACCAGTCTCGCCAGATGGCTCTAGATATATAGGCCAGTCATCACCAGCTAAATTCATCGTAGTTGATATCTCACAACTAAATCTATCTTTGTGTCTTTTTAATTCATCACCTTTTTTATAAATTCTTGCATAAGTATAAGCAGGATATAATTTTAATCCTGTTGCTTTTTCCATACCCGGTTGACATTTAAGTAATAAAGTTTCCATAGCCATATTAGCGTATTGAGAATAAGTGTTTGGTATCTGTTCATTCTCACTTTCATAGTATCCTATAATAGTTTCAAAAGGTGAAAAGTATCTTGATTGTCTACAAGTATCATAAACTTGTTTTTGCATTAAAAAATAATTTGCAACAAAAGCTGCTAGGTCTTTTGATATAGCTTGTTTAATAACTGTGTATTTATTCTTTTTAAACGACATCTTTAGCCATTTCTTTTGGCACTGCTTGTATGTTCCAATGTATAAATCTAAACGGTTCAATACCAAAATCTACTGCATACTCGTGTTCTAGATAACCTGGAAATATAATTAATGTTCCAGGCTTTGGACGTAAATGAAACTGTTCGTGACCAGGCCATATACCTTTTAAGTCTGGTTTCATTTTTAATTTTGTACATCTTGCACCAGTCTTCGGTTCGTGAAATACAGGATAAGAAGTTTTATCACTACATTTTAAAAAGTAAAAACCCGATACGTGTTGGTTCCAATGTATGTGTGCTGAATGATGCCCACCACCTTTTTTAGCAAACTCTTGTACCCACATCTCACTAAACAGTGTTGTGTATTGTGACATATCATAACCTTGGTGATCTAAATATTCCCAAGACTTTTGACCAATGTAATTTCTAAAATCTAAAAAATCATTGTCAGCTGTTAGTGGTGTTGAATGATATGATCTTCCAAAGTCACCGTGTTTTTTTATAAATTCTTTTTCTCTTGTTCTTGCATCTTTAACATACTTGTTACTTGCTTTGTTTAACGATTTAACAAACTCTGGTTTTTCCTCACTCCATACTACAGTTGGAAAATAACTATTTATAAACATTATCTAAAAGGCCTCCCTAAATGCCATACCACAAGACTATATCTTGTGCCTGATGTTACTGGTTTAACTCTATGCCACACAAAACTTGGAAATACAATAATAGATC